ACTTGGCAATTCTCTTCTCGTCGTCAACAACCAAAATCTTCATAATTTTATTATACTATAGAAACAATCTGTTAATTACTTCATAAATCGTAATTTTCCAGATTGTTAAAGTGAAAGGCTCGTGGCGGCAATTCTTGCTGTCCTTACCTTGATGATTTCATTGTAGCAAACCTAAAGCATTTTGTCAATACGTCAGCTAAACATTCACGATTTCGCCTCTTATACAAGCCGTGCCAGCATGCGCATTCGCCGCCAACTTATAGTTCTTGATCTCGTCCCAAATTTCGCACATATCGCCGTCCAAATTATGCAAATACCGCTGCGTTACCTGTAGGCTCGAATGCCGCAATAATCTCCGCACCACATCGACGTCAGCACCACGCTTGCGCACGTCAGTGGCGAAACTATGGCGTAGTTCGTGTAGCTGAAACCCCTCTAGTCCTGCCTCACGAAATTGTCGCTGTATCTTCTTGCGGATACCGTCAACGGTCAACGGCTCAAAGTAGTTACGTCTCGTCGTTTTGATCCACATGTAGTCGATCACACCAGCCGCCCCAATCCACGCGTCTAGCCGCTCGCGGGTCGTGTCAGATATATACACCCAGCCGTCCTTTCGTCCTTTGCCCACTGTATAGATCGTTCGTCCGTTCAAGTCGTTCAAGCGTAAGTTCGCAAACTCCTGTGCACGCATTCCTGTGTCAAACAGTACGCGGATCATCACCTCGGTCAGCAAATCATCACACCCACTCAGCACCATCGCAATCTGCTCAGATGTGTACCATTTCCGTCGACACGGCGCTGGTTTTGGCTTCACCACCATACGCGTTTTAATCTTCATCGGATAGTTCATATCTCGCAACCAAGCCACCCATGACATCACCGTAGCGACGTTGGTACGTATCGTTGTCGAATTACACTTAGAACCGAGTTGCCCCAGTGCCTTTTTCTCAATCCACCAATTTAACTTTTTGTTTGTCAGTTGCGACATGTCTTCAATACCTGTTTGAACAATGAACCTGCCTAGCACACTGCGTTTTGTTGCCATGGTTGAGGGGGTTAATTGCTTCACGTTCACGCACCACTTCAGGTAAACTCGCAGCTGATTCTCTGCTGGCGTTCGTTTTGTTTTCATCGTAAAACTCCTAAATATCTCAACGCGTCTATATAGATCGTTATAATCATTGGAATATTTATTCCAAGTCTATATAGACCGTTTTTGGTTAATTATTATGAAAAATCACCCATCACACCCTCCAAATTTCAAGCCAAGCTAGCTTTTTAGGCAAAGTTATTCACCTAATTTGTGCTGGCTGGCATTATCTGCTTTACAAATACTGTTATTGGTTATCTAATATCTAGCAATAGACATGCAAAAATCACGCCGCTAGATTTCTCCGGGCGCTACCCTCCAAATTTCAAGCCAAGCTAGCTTTTTAGGCAAAGTTATTCACCTAATTTGTGCTGGCTGGCATTATCTGCTTTACAAATACTGTTATTGGTTATCTAATATCTAGCAATAGACATGCAAAAATCACGCCGCTAGATTTCTCCGGGCGCTACCCTCCAAATTTCAAGCCAAGCTAGCTTTTTAGGCAAATACCCATATCGCTATACATCTGCGACATCTTCGCTCTACCGCTATAATTCATATCTCGTCTGACTCTTTCCTCCATTTTCCGTTGTTTCTTCTCTTGCCGCTGCCGCGCCAGTTCGTTGATCGCTCTGGCGATTCGGCTGCGCATCCACAGTAGCGACTGCTCCAGATTTTTAAGCGACCAAACCGACGCGAGGTACCGCTCAGGGTCGCGTTTAGTTTTTGCCACTTCAACTGATTCGTCGAACTCTTGTTTGTATTTCTTTTGTCGGTTACGAAACATTGGCAAATACGCGTCATCTTTGATCAGCTCTGACGCTTTGCCGAGGTGTTTACGCATCGTAGTAATTCGTTTATTGTCTACAACGAACATATTACCCTCACTTATTTTTGATATAAGTTTGAGGTCAAAAAGAGAAAACCCCAGCAAAAAACATTACTGTTTTACTGAGGTCTCCCTTGCTCGATTGTTGTTCCCTTTTAATATAGCAAATTTTGATGGCAAAATCAAGATAAATGATTGCCGCAGCGGATACATTCATGATCGTACCCGCTTCCTTGATACTGTCCACAATATTGGCAGTTGTGGCAGTGTCTGCAAATAATTATCGGCGCCTCACTTGCGGTGCCGCACCACACACATTGATACGTCGCACACACCTTTGACTTGTGCTCAATCTGCCTGACAGTCATGATCACTTCGCCCATCTCCGCCATAGCATTCTTTTTCAGCCGCTTCTGGCTTGGGCGCGGCGGCTCTACCGTATTCCCCGTGTAGTATAAACCATGTCCACTTTCCATAATCTTACCTTTCCATATAGCATTCCATTACTGCCCGAATTGCCGCAACCAAACTCCAGTTTAAGTGTCTTCGTGCCGTTCACTTCTGTTGGTTTGCCCTTTACTAGTCCAAATAGTTCCAGTTCATTTGAAAAATCATACTTTACACTAGCAGTATCACCCTCCAGTCCAGCATTAAACACTTTGCGTCCTCCGTTACCGCCTATCCAACCAATTTTACGCAGTTCTGGCGGCGTAGTGTTCTCCACCATTTGTCCCAGCTGTTCAATTTTATCAAAACCAATCGCCAGATAAACAAACAGGTTCTTTATCTCTATCAAATCCCTTGGTAAAAATACCACCAGCGTATGTGCCTCCAGCCATCGGCACTGTGCATCCGCCAGCGACACGGTTTTACACTGGTAAGGATATTCCTGATTTCTACTACCAATCATAAGCGCGCCTCGTAATCATATACTTTAGTTCGCATAGCTTCATACTCAGGACTATTGTTCAGCAGCTTATCTCCCAGCGGTGCCTTGCCGGTACTGAGCATATCGATAATTACATATATTTTGCCGTTGTAGCCAGTATCTGTCGGCTGTGGCAACATTGCTTCATCTGCGACTAGTGCCTTACCGATACCCATGCCAGCTGCCACATCAGTGCTACTTTTAACTGCTGAATAATCCACCGCGTCGCCAACGGGTGCTTTCGCTGATAATAATATTCGGTAGGCTTGAGCGGTATTTGTAGTGATACCAGCTTTTGGATCGATGTAGCGGTCAAACAGTTCAAAGTTATCATTGATAATCTCCAGCTTGGTATTTAATACTGCCAATTTATGAGCTTCCACCGCCCACCATAAATATCTAAATGGTGCGCCGTCTTTACTACCAGCACTGCCGCCCATGCCAGGCATGCCAGTTACATAAATATAATCCTTGCCTTTTATTTGCCCAGTTCGATAACCCTTCTCTTGCCTGTCGCCGATCATACTAATATCTCCGTTCCCAGTAGCAAATTTAACCGCTCCAACTTAAAGCTCTGCGGCGGTGTGTCAAACGCTAATACCAACGCCATTAGCTCGCTCTCGCGCGTCCTCTCAGGAATGACTGGCTTCATATTAAGCCCGCCAATCCGAATCCTGCCGTTCTCCACCTTAATTGAATCGCTCTTGCCATACAGTCTGCGCCACATCTCATCAATTTGACTGCTCGATAATTTCACTGGCGTCAAGCCGTCAGCTGGCGCAAAAACCGCACGCACACCATTGACTCCGGCCACCATACACCACAAATCCAAATACGCCTCAACTATTTGTGCATAGTGAGGCATGAGCATGCGGATATATAGTACTGCCGACGATTGATTGCCTAGCGCTACATACTTGGCAACGTCGCCAGCTCGGAATCCTTCCGCCTTGTCTTCCGCTCCGACAGACAGGTCGCGCTCAGTCGCATCGTAGTAGCAGTGTCCGACGATTGAACCGCGAACTGGCACGACCTGCCTCAGCATTTTTATTTCTCCTTGAGCAACTTTATGATCGCACTAATCACAGGCATCAAACGGCTGATCCCAGCGGCTATTGCTGCCGAACCGCTTGAGAATATGAGAGACCCTGTCAGTGCGTCTAGGCTTCTCATGAACTCAGTGAATTGCGGAACGCCGTATAAGCCTGTAAACGCTGTCATTGTTCCTAAGAATCCCTGTAAAAGTGTCCTCATAGCTCGTCCATTTTTAGTTTCTGGACTGAATAATAATTTAATCTTTTCCATATTTCCTCCTATTATTTTTCCTCAGTGCCATACACACCGCGAGCTTCACGCTCAGCCTTACGGTTAGCTAGCCACATGATAGCCTCCTCGATTTTCGTAAGGGCTATACTGTTTTCGCGGCATGGTAATTCTCGGTTATAACTTGCCAGCTTTGCGTAGGCGACAGTCAGTAAATCTTCGATAGATACGCCATCGCGTTTGCCTTCGCTACTTGCAAATTTGATTCTCAAAACCTCTTCGTCATTGATACCCTGCGAATATTCGTCGGCTGGTACGCCGCACCTAAGAGTGTTGTGTAATTCGTTTAGTGCGTTATAGTTTGATTTATTCATGGTTTCTCTCCATTATTTATTAAAGTTTTTGAACAAATTGGTTAAAAATTCGATAATCTTATTGACGATTGCCTCCAGCGCCGACACTCGCTTTTCTAGGCTGTCGATTGGTTTATCACTCAGGTACAGCTTATCGATTGCAAGCGTGCCGCCATCCAGCACCATCAAGTCATCATCAACCAATTTCGTAACGTGAGTAACGCGAACCTTTGTTCCCATTGGCAATTTCTTTGCCAATTTACCAGTAGTTAGGTCAGTAACTTCGCACTCTGAACGTGTCCAGAAATCTTGGTCGGCAATATCCTTCAGATTCTTTTGCCATGCCGGCTTATCCTTATTTGGATCAGCTGGTGCTACTAATTCTGTCGCTGCAATACCGAACGGTTTATTGTTCTTAACTGCGTACTGCGATAGGTAGTATTTCTTGCCCTGCACCACTGTCTCCTTGGCGATATCGATAACAGTGCCTTTAGGAATTACATTACCAAACACTTCCATGGTTACCATATTGACGACACGCAGTCCTGCGGCTGGTGCGACAACCAGTTTTACATCTTCAATATCTCTTAGATTACGTACCCACTCGCTTCGTTTCAGCTCTTCCGCTTGGCGAGCCAGCTCTGCACGGCGTTGGTGTGCTTCCTGAGAATTATTTACATCAGCACGAATTTGGTCGATTGACCATCCCTTAGTAGCTTGTGTCAAATAGTGCCGCAATCCTTCTGGGTCAACTTCACGCCCCAAAATCGAGCGGAACACTTCGCGGATCTGCGTCTCGTTGACTGTCGGACGCGAACCACCGCCAGCATGATAGCGGTCAGCGATTGCACGGATACGGTTCTTGTCGATTGGTGAGCAACTAGTGTTGAACCATTCTTTATGCACGTAAATATTTAGGCGGCGGCCGTAGGCTTTCTCCATATCGTAATGGAATTCGCCCATCGTCTCATAATCACCATCGCTAAGGCGTGTATTACATTCATAACCGACTGTCGTAGCGTTACCTCTAGCATTACCAGCGTGCCAAGCGGCGTTTACAGCATCTACAATCCACGCCACCCTGCCCGCCTCACCGACAGTATGTGCTGAGGTGTTGCCATTAGCGCGGCACAGATAATTCACTATCGACATAAAGTCTGCGTTACTACCCCACCAGTGATACGTTACACCCTCTACAGCTCGCGCCATACCATACACTGCTGGTACTTGGCTTCCAGGCGTATAGTTCGGTGAGTTGAATTGTGTTAATTCTTGATATGCCATTTTTTCTACTCCTCCTTTAACATTTTCTTGATGAGCCGATAAACAAACTTGAAAATTGCCGCGAAAAGCAAACCAACCACTGCACCGCTAAATGCACCTGCAAATATCGCCATAAAGAATAATTGCTCTAACATACTCATTTCGCTATCCTATCGATAATTACCATTTTTAGTATTGCCCCAGCCACAGCGGCGATGATAAACCAAACTATCCTTGCTTGGTTATCTTCTAGTTTGTCTAGCCTATCTTCATGATTTCCTACATCTTTTTCCAGCTTCACTAGCCGCTCTACTACCACCGTCAGATCCAGTCTGTCAATCTTTGCGCTGATTGATTCTATCTGGTTTCTGATGTTTTGTATGTCGGCATCCATCTTTCCCAATTTTTGCCACAGCTCCGCTTCGTTAGTATTATTTGCTGCTGCCATGCTTTGTCGGTCTCCTTTCTCTCACCCCAGGCCGCAACCAAATAAAAATATGCGTCCTGAAACGCATATACTTACCTACATTATACCACGGTTTTACCGTAAACATAATACATTTTTCATGGTTCTATACAACCAGAGAAATTAGCAGATAGCCTTACAACCTATAAATCTGCTGAAATGGATACCGGTAAGAAATGGATCGATGGTCGCCCAGTTTTTCGTAAAGTGGTGCGTGGTACGGTTAATATGACTGGTGGGTACAATACCTCAAGCCTACCTCATGATATTGCTGGTTTGACTGACGCTTGGGAGTTGATTTCATGGTCTGGCAATATGAGATTGTCTGGCGTATTATCAAGTAATCCTATAAAACAGGCATTGCCATATATTGAAGGCACGCACCAAGCTGGTATTACCTCTATTGATAAAACGAATATTGCTGTTTCTGGCAGTTATGCTTGGGGCATTTCGGAAGTGAGTATTACTATGGACTACGTCAAATAATGCCGACTGCCACCCATAGAATACCATGCCACGCAGCACCCATTCCACCGCGTGAAGTCGCGACTAAGTCGCATCCCGTATTTGTTATGTTATTAGGCTCAATTGAGTTTCCTTCACCTACTGTAGTGGTAAAGTCATGAATATCTTTAGCCTCTGCGCCACCCTTATAACCGATGAAAGAGCAGTTCACAAAGCATACTTTCTTATATTGTTTTGGAAACACGATAGGCGTTACGAACCGCTTATTGTTAGCTGTATTACTGCCGATAAATTGCGTCCAACCAGTTTGTATAGTTAAAGCGCCAGACAACTCTGTAATTTTGTCGTATTCCTTTGAAGCAAGGATTGTTGCAACGTTTATATTCTTTGATTGTATAGAACCATCGCCTATACCTGTTCCATCATGAAAACTAGCGTCATTTGCCGCTAAAAGATTCATTTTTGCGGCCGTTAAAATTTCGCCCGGCACAAAGTTCAAGTTAACATACGCCATATCATCTCACCCTTTCTACTTGAAATGTCTCAAATCGCTCAATAATCATACCTTTGTCACTGTACTTCAGTTCGTAATCTGCCTGCTCTTTATTGGCACTTTGTTTTAGTGCCACTTCGCTTTCTAATTGTGCCCGCTCAAATGGGCTCATAGCAAACGAATTCACCAGCTCTGCTGGACTAGCCTCGCCTGGCTGCACTGGGTTTATCGTTCCCCGCTCAAATTTAGATAGCCGTGTATCGTTGCCAGTTAACGCTTCGTAACCGATCATCGGAAAACCTTCAGGTGTTTTATCAAGCCTCTCACGGGTCGTCAGAAATAGCCCCTGGTAGTCATAAATATCACGGTTGCCGCCTCGCCGCAGTGCGGTAATTGCTGAAAAGCCTTGAATTATCTTTGCCGGAAAACACTCAACCGCCACCACCAGATTAGTTTTCAGGCACCGCACGAAGTACACCTGGCTGTAGTGCTGAGCATAAAAATCTGCCATCTTCTCTAACTCAGCTTGGTCTTGTGTTTGCTTGGCTGTTTCACTATCCATTATTTCCTCCAATAAAAATACGACCGCTGCTCTGGTTGGTCGTATATACTGCTTACATTATACCACACTTAGTTTGCCAGCACATCTCCGCCATCCAGCGTTGACTTGTCCAGCTCAAACACGCTAACTTTCGGACGCTCCTCTACCTCCAAACTCTGCCGGAAGTTAGCATTCACGCCGCCTGCCAGCTCGTAGCTGGTAATAAAACAGTTGAAACTATCCGCCAGCTCATCAATCTGCAAGTCCACCGTGTCGCCAATTTGCAAATACGGCACAAAAAAGTTATCCAGTTTGAATTGCCTATTTGGATTTGAGTATAGAGTTACGATATTATTAGCAATCGCCCTCGCACCGCCAACATCCTGCACTAGATTATTTTCAATCTTCAACACCTCTGCACCAACACCAGTTGACGTGTCAGGATTGATACCGTACTGTTCAATGCTTGGCTCGCTCACGGCATTTTCGGTAATTATTTGCGTTACCTTTGCCGGTACGCCCCATAACTGGATACGGTTAATATATCCGTCCACGCTTGAATTATTGCGGAAGGTCATTTTATAAGTGCTGCCGAAGTTATATACCGACACCAGCTGCACGCTGATCGCGCCGCCAGTTCCGTCGGAACTCCGCGCACCAGAGTACATCGATGTACCAGAATTGCTGCTTGCGTGAATCGGTCTGTCCACGCTCACAGCGTAAAAGTCCCCGACACTATCCTGGAACTCAGCAAATATATCGATAGTCCCGCCAGCTCTTATTTTCGTCTGTTCACTACCCTGTTCCAGCTCCCACAACTTCTGAAATGCCTGCACTTTGAACGGCTTTGCTACCACCTGCGCCGAGTTTATCACTGGCGTTGACTTAATCTGTAAGTTAGTCAAATTAGAATAACTGAATGTATGAGCTGTCGGCTGCGTCTTTGCTAGGTGTGTCCTATTCCAGAACCGAATTATCCCCTGCTCGTCAACGAATACTAGTGCCGCTTCCGCTTCTGCTAATTCTTTCAATAAATCAGTCACGCTCTTGTCTTTTGGCGATAAGTAGCCAATTGCCACCTGCTGCGACCGGTCGATCTCGAACTGGTCGGTGCTGAATCCTTGCTCAATCAGCAAATCTCGCACAATCTCATGCGCAAATTTACCCACGAACGCTGGCAAATTAGAATATTTTGTATCCAGGTAGGTGATTGCGTCAAACGCCGTCAGCTCTACTGTCTGTTCCACAATATTCACCGTAGGCGTACCCACAAAGCCAACGAAATTCGTGATCATTTCGCCGTCATATCCAGTCAATATCTTTATCGGTCGCCCCGCCTTGATAAATTTGCCAATCACGGGGTCTTTTTCTGGCAAGAACCGCCCCGTCGTATTATTCAGTGTGATTGTCGCCTGAGCTGTGACGACGCCCCATGAGTAACTACTCACTTTTTTACTAATTTTGAAGTTCTTGACGTAACGACTCTCGTCCGTGTACACATACTTGTCGAAAAACGTCACCACATCGCCCGACCCTTTCAGAAAATCTCCGCCGTCCAGTGCTGAGGAATCCAAATTAAAGAATCGAGTGGTTGGATTTATCTGCTTACTCCACCCCAGCATCACCGCGAAGTCGGTTTGTTTACGCGGCGCGCTCACCTTGCTGATAAAATTAGCCGAAACTGCCTGCATTTACACCTCCCGAATTGTTACGGTTAGGCTCGTCATCAAGCTGCCGCCGCGAATATACTCGTCGGTGTCACAGTCTGTCATAATCCCGTCAAACTGAAGCACACCGTATTTTGATTGGTCGTTATAAAACCTCACCGTGCCAGCGGCATTAAAGATATCCTCAAAGAATCGAAACTGTGCTGGCGTTACCGCTGTAAATGTCATTTTGGCACGCTTTTTGGATGGAAAGCTATGCCTTTCAATACTGCCATTGATTGAAAGGTTGTCAGTCTTTACCACCACTGGCGAATCATCGTAACCGCTTGGATAAATTGGTATTTCTTGTCCATTTAATCGTATCATCGGAGAGCTCCTAACTGATCAAGCCGTAGTCCCTGCGCTTTCAATGCTCGATTGATTTGTTTAGCAATGTTCACTGCATCCTCCTCGCTAAATTTCTCGTCTCTAGTGGTCACATTCACGGTGATATTGACATCTCGCGAGCCAACACCATCACTTCGTCTATTGATTTGCGCTACCAAGCTCGCCATCTTACTTTCTGGCACGACCCATTCATTCTGTCCGCCGTCACCAGCATAGATAATCGAACCGCCGCCTTGCGGTGTAACGATACCACCGGTCGCCATTCGTGGAATATGTAAACTTGGAATATTGCCAATATGCACGCCTGGAATCTTATTGATAAGTCCAATTGCACCGTTAATCATGCCAATGAACCCGTTTGCCATCCTCTCGACCATGCTTAGTGCACCATTAACTGCACCCCTAACTGCACCGCCAATAGCATTACCAACGAAGCTGCCCAGCCTTCCGAACATTCCAGTAATAGTATTCCACACGCCGCCGAAGAATCCCGCCAGCCCGCCAAATATGCCAGTGATGGCGTTCCATGCTCCGCGGAAAATACTGCCGAACCATCCCGCCACGCCAGCAAATACACCGACGATACCATTCCACACGCCGCCAAACCAGCCAACAGCTGCGCTCCACACGCTCACGATAATATTCCATGCGCCGCTGAACACGCCGCCAAACCAGCCCACAACAGCCGAGAATATTATCACAATGCCATTCCAGACGTTAGCAAAGAATCCTACCACAGCATTCCAAACCGCTACGATAGCGTTCCATGCACCCTGGAATAGTCCGGAGAAGAATCCGACCACCGCATTAAACGCAGCAACAATCCCATTCCACGCTCCCTGGGCAGCGGCGACTACGCCATTCCAAAAGTCCGTCAGCCATTTCTTGACTGTGTCCCAGTTGGCGATAATTAGCGCCACCACACCAGCAACAATAGCCACAATAGCACCGATCGGACCCATTGCCATCAACCAAGAGGCAGCAATCCTCGCACCAGCCACTAACGCTTGTACGCCCATCATCACAAACGTCGCTACCGCCTTTGCGCCCATCACTACCGCACCAGCCGTCCATTTGCCGAAAGCTATAGCCCCTTGCGCACCCATAATCCCAGCGTGAATTACGGCTTTGCCGCTCATCAGCACAAAGTTTTTTATAGCTCCGGCGCTAGCGATAGCCGCGTTCTTGATCCATGAGCCAAAAGCTATAGCTCCCTGAACCGCCATCTTACCAGCGTTGACTGTCGCGGAAACAACAGTCTTCGCCAGGCTTTTAGCTATATCAGCCGCCATTCCTGCACCCTTAACTGCTGCATTTTTTGCCATCACAGCAAACGACTTAGCCGCCTCAATGCCAATCTGCACTAGCTTCGGCAACACGATTGTGCCGATGACAATACCCAGGTTGATCAGCAGTGTTTTATTGTCGTTAATCCATTTCGTGATAGCATTAAACACATCACCGGCAATCTTCTTTGCCTCTTCGAACTTTGTAATAAACCAGTCGGCTACAGCCTGTCCGAAATCACTCACAGCTTTCTTAGCATCATCAAAGAACTTACCGACACTCTCGGCGACATTCTTAACAGTATTACCAGCACTCTCCAAAAAGCTCTTTATGCTATTTATGGAATCGTTCCAGGTATTTTTAATCCACTCAGCAGCCTTGCCGAAGATATTAAACTTCATCTGGAGGAATACGAGAGCCGAAACTACGGCTGCGATAGCAACCGCCCATAACATCATTGGATTGCCAGTTAGTGCAACGCTCAGTATCTTAAAGGCACCGGCCGTACCCTCTATTCCTTTTTTATATTCATTAACCTGCTTAATCGCACCAGTTATGCCCGACCCAACCTTCATGATCGCCCAAGCACTCGCCAAAGACGTCAGTGCCGGCACTAGGTTGTTGATAATTGTGTCCGCAACCTTCTGCACCGTATCCTTATTCTCTTCCAGCCAATTTGTCGCATCCTCTACAGCTTTGCTGATTTTATCGAACACACCGCCAGCTTTGACTTGTCCAGTCGCTGCATCCACGCCGACAATTTTCATGCCCACGTTGGTAATTGTCTCCAGCAGGTTACTCATGCGACCGTTGAATGTACGAGATTGCTTAATTGCACCCTGAAAAGCCATGCCGCCCTCAGCACTCGCCATCTGGAGTGCCTTGCGTAGCACATCAGCCGTAACTTTACCCTTTGACAGGTCATCGCCAAAGGTTTTAATGGAGTGCCCCGCACCCATCGCTGCGATGATATATTTTTTGAATCCACCAGCACCTTGGTTGATGATCTGATACCAGTCTTGCGTCATCATTTTGCCAGTACCGATTGCCTGCGTAATTGGCAGTGCCAAGCCCTGCAAATCCGCACCTGTTGCGCCCGCTAAGTCGCCCAAGTTTCGCATCCAGCCCATCAAATCCTGGACTGCCACGCCGTTTGCCAAGAACATTTTGGCGGTCGCCTGGATGGATTTATTGTCAAACGCCGTCTCCTTCCCATACTGATACAGCGTTTTCATGACGACATTTGTCGCCTCTACTGTTCCAGTCAGCGATTCAAATGACGATCGCAGTGACTGCAATTCAGATGCGCTTTTTACGAACGACATCAATCCAAAGCTACCACCCACCGCCACCGCAGCGACGCGCTTCAGCGTCGATTCAATGAATCCGCCCGCTTGGCTAAAAGCGTCCTTCAAATTAGCAGCATTGCCGACTAGTTTCTTACCTACATTGCTGCTAAAATTTTTAACGCTCGCCTGAGCAGTCTTCAAGGCAGCCTGCAAGGCTGATACGTTTGCTCGAATTGTCAGAGTGAGTGTGCTGTTATTCATCTTCCGCCTTCTTTTTCCTAGCGGACGAAAAACAACAAAAAAATGCGGCTCAAAGTCCGCATATATTACCCATATTATATCACATCGTGGTATAATCCCTCCATAAGGAAAGGAAAAACAAACTGCCACCATGTTTAATCTATTTAAGAAGAAAGAAAAACTACCACTACTCGCCAGTGGCGAATATAACGGGACGTATAATCCCATAAAAGACAATGTTTTGTCAGCTGAGTTGGCGTTCAATCACAATGGCGTTGCTTTCTCGTTTAATAAAGGCATCAAAAAAGACATTGTGCGGAGTTTTGATTGGTCAGAAGTCGAGGGTTTTGACTTCAATTCAAAGAAAGAAGATAAAACCGTTGTTTTTCGTACAATACTATATTTGAAAGACGGACAAATCACTCTAATTAAGCCAATCGAAGAAAGCAACGTTCAATACGGTATTATCACCACGCTAGAACCTCACTATAAGAAAATACGCGAGTTTGTCGCCCAAAAAATAACATCATCAGAAGGAGTTCAAAAATGAAACATCGCAAAGGCGGTTTTATACATATTATCATTATCATAATTGTTGTAGTTGTTGGCATTGGTGTAATTGGAAGCATGGGATCGTCAGAAAAGGCAGTCAATCAAGCCAAAGAATCTGTTCAAAAAGCTGAATCTGACCCAAGCGACAGCAATATCAATAAAGCCAAGTCAGACATCAACAAACTACCAGAAGATAAACGTGGTCAGTTCTCTGAGCGCATTGCTAAATTAGAAAAAGCCAAGCAGGAAGAAAAAGAACGTGCTGACAAAGCCAGGAAAGAGGCTGAGGAGAAGAAAAAACAAGAGGAGGCAGCCGCTGCCGCAGCTAATCAACAACAAGCACAATCACAGCCTGCCGCTTCATCGGAGCTGAGTTTTAGCAACTGCAAAGAAGCACGTGCCGCTGGCTATAGTCACATACGCCGAGGCGAACCTGGATACGCACCACACCTTGATAGAGACGGCGACGGCATCGCCTGCGACAAGCACAGATAAAAGCAGAGGCAGCCTACTGCTGCCCCGCCTTATCAATCTGCTCCTTTTCGACTACCGCCTCAACTTGACGCCGTGCTAGGATAGCCGCAGTAAACTCTTCTGGCTGATCCATGTATTCATCGTACGTCCATCCATATTCCTTACAGATAAGCGCAATCTGAATCATCTTTGGTACTTCGCCAGAACCGTTGCGCAGCGCGCGGTCATATTTAATTGACCACGCCTCTATTCTTTTGGGAGCTCCTTATCCTTGCCGAAGACCTCCATAACCTTGTTGCTGATTGTCTCGTAGTCGTCGCCAAATTCGCTGTCCATCAGTGCCTCAAATGGTTGTTCGCGATTGCCGCAGTATTCCAGCAGCAACTTCTCAATCAGTTTGTCGCTCGCACCCATGACGTTGCCCAGGTCAACATCCACATCGCCGCCACTAGCTTCCATCTCCTTAGTGGACATGGTTTGACCTTCCAGCATTAGCCGTCGGTACATACTGCGGTCACGGTTGCGAATAAACCCGCGGATAACAGCATTACGTCCGTCTTTTAGCTCAATAAATAGTTCTCGATTACTCATTTATTTTCTCCTAGTACTCGTATTTATTAACCAATTCAGCTTCGATAGTCTTGCCGTCTGTGATATTCAGTAAGCCCTCAAAGTTGATCGTCTCAGTTGAAATGTCGCTCAGCCCGTAGCTCGGCTCACGGCTAGAAATTGCCACCTTGCTTATAGTAAACAGCAGGCTGGTTGGCGTAGTATTGCCGGCTTTATGATTCTTATCGATAAAACCAAACTGCATTGCCTGAGTTGTACCGTTCAGCATCATGCCTTTGTAGGTGTCGTCGGTGTACAGTTTCTCGATTGAGCCGCTAACCTCAAAGTCTTTGTTAAAGATTTCCTGAATGTCATCCTTAGAACTTGACGTCTGAACTGCCTCCAAGTTTTTCTTAATCTCCAGGCTAAAGCTCTTGACGTCCTGGAGTTCTGGCGCTGCCGCCAATCCAGCTGCGTCGGCTGCCATTTTCAGCAGCACGTCCTTTGGAATAAACTCTGTCTCTGTTGCGTCATACGCAATGGTAACGGACGATGGCGTTACGTCCTTGGATTTTTTCGACATCAAGCTTACTTCAATCTTCGGATAGTCGTCAGGTGTCCATGAAATCTTAAAGCTCTCAATCATAGCGTATGGGAACTGTCCGCAAAACACCGATTCCTTGATGGTGATAGTCGAGCTAATATGAGTATTCTCATTATTCAGCGAGAATAAGTGTTTTTTAGCTCCCGTATCGCCAGCAACAGGCGTCGTTGCGGCTTTTTGACCAAACACTAGCGCTAGCCAGTAATAAAGTCCCTTCGCCCACGTCTTGCCGCCGATTGAACCCTCGCCTTTGACGCTCATCACATCGACAGCGTTGTTTTTGGTGATGTTATTGTACGCCGATTCGTTAGTTTTCGTCTCTGGTGTGTCCTTAAAGCTAAAATCCAACTGCGGATAAAAATACGTCGGTATTTTAGCAGTGCCTCTGGTGTCTTCCAGCGCCAACCCCACGGCGGTCTTTCGACCTGTTACAATCTTTTTCTCTGCCATTATTCCTCTCCCTCCTTATTTTCGGCTTTGGCTTTTTTAACTGCTTCTTCAAAGCTTTCTGCTTCGACAGACACGCCGAACTCTGGCAGATAAAATGACTGCTTCGGTGCGGGTGCTGCTGGCTGATTATCTTTCTTCACGGTTAATCCCTTTCTTACGCGAAATCATCCAATGGGCAAAAGAAAATGCGACCAAGGCTGATCGCATATACTACCCGTATTATACCATGGCGCTTACATTTATCCAACCATGTCGCGAGTGCGCACCGTAAATCGTATTAAAGCTTCGTTAGTAAATACGCTGCCGCCCCGCTCGCTGACTACATACTCTATTTCCGTTTGGCTGCCCAGGTCGATTATTAACTCATCAGATTGATCGTCCTGGAACCGTCTCAGCACAGACAAAATCGTCTCAGGTAGTAATTTATTCTTACTATCTCGCCCGCAAATCATCTTTACCAGTGTCATGTGACTTCCGCTACGTTTTGCCGTGCTATTAAAATCCCTAGTAAGGTCATATGCCACGTTGATTAACACTGTCGAGTGAGTTTCGATTGAATGCGAGGCATCATCAATGACACTCTGCCGCTCGTAACTAATAAAGCACATCGGCAAGCTTGATTTATCCACCACCATTGGGTCACCAAGGTAGTATTTATTTCTCAGCTCTTTCGGGCCGTGCTCGTTCAGCAGATTGCGTAGCTTTGCTAAAATCGGGTCTTCATATTGCATTATCGTTCTCCTTCAGCTTCTAAATAAACTTGTAATCGCTGGCGAATGTACCGCGCTTGCGGCTCGGTCATGCCCCACATCTTACGAGCTGGCATGTTTTTCGTGCCCATCTGATGATATTTGAAATAACGCGTTGGGTTTTTAATCACCGCTTTATCGCTGTATATTTCCGCCTTAAAGCCATCCTTCATTTTGCCTGTCCTATTTAGTAGCGGCCACGGATAATTTCGCTTACGTTTACGCCACTGCGCACCAAAAACTGCACCACGTTTACCGCTAAAGTTCTTGGAGATCTCATCCAACATAAAGTTAGCCGCCTCCTGCAACGGTATCCGCAAACTGCTAGCACGTTTCCATCGATTTAGCAGCACCTGATTAAACTGCTTCAGCTCCTCGCCATCAACGGTGATAGAAACTGGCACTTTCTGCCCATTCATCTACCAACACCGCCAATCCAGCGAATCTTCGCTACTGATATGCGGCTTTTTCGCAAATAAATCACCGTCATCTCGCGCTGTAAAGCCTTGAGCATTCCTTGCTTGCGCCCCACCACAGACAGCAGCGATCAAGGCACTCAGTTTTTCGTTCGCCAGCTCCAGCTTCTTGTAACCGTCCTTGCTCGTGTTCTCGATGTCTTCATTAAAGCCGTAATCCCGCACCAGCAGCATACCAGCAGCCATCAGCCGTTGAATATAGCGCAGCGTCGGCTTATATTCTTCAACCCAGGCGGCGTCACACGGAATCTTTGATATAATCTCGCTCAGCGCTTCAGCTCGCACTTTCTCGACGTATTCAGGCTCTACGCTAGAACTAGCAAAGCGTACTGACACCTCCTGCCCAGAAACAACCGACTTTTCCAGTGTAATCAACGCATTAGTGGTATCTACTTCGGTTACTTTGACTAGCTTATTGTCCACCAGCACTCGCACATCTTTTACGTCAACTGCATCGTCGCCATTGATGTCAGCCAAGATATAGTCTCCTAGCGAAATAACCGAACTATTAACGTCGTTAAACTCCAGTAACTGGCGGTGATACAGTCCCGCTTCCTGTAATATATCTTTGATAGGTTGATTTATCTCGTGCTTCATATTGTTTCTCCTAATCCTCAGACGAAGGCGGGCGAACCATCCCCCGCCTCAAGTCTGTCGACTAAGCGCCTTTCATTCCGATAATGAACTGCATTGCCTGGTAGGCTGCGTCGTAACGACCGCGTAAGCCCCAGCTAAAGATATCAGTCTCGAACGCCTTGTCGCTGTTCAGGTCATTTTTCGCAACCGGTGCGCCGACCTTGATACGTTCAGCGATTGTCAACGGACACATGCCTTCCTTGGCTGCTACCAAGAACGTCGCCTTGCCAGCGATGCGCGGGTCAACGATCAGTTCAACACGCTTGTAGTTCGGGTTGCTCTGACCATTATCCAAACGCTCGCGGAGCAAGATTTTCTCAGCTTCCTCGCGGTTTTCCAAACCAACGATCAAGTGGGTTGGAATTGGGTTGATAAAGTCGCCATCAGCATCTTTCATACCGACCAACGCATCAAAAGCCTTACTAAATGTTGCGGCACTGAATGCACCAGTAATCAAGTTGCCACGATCAGCGTGGAAGAATGGCTTACCGTCGCTCAAGTTAGCTGTAAAGCCAACAGGAAGTGCTGCCACAGCCAATGCGCCATAGTGGCGGCCACTCTTAGTAGTCATCACGCGGGTTTGGTTTGGAATCTGGCCGAGGTCATCATCTTCAATCTTTTCACGTTCAACGTCCAGAGTTGACTCCCACTTTCGTGGAGCAATCGTGTGTACAGTGTTGTCAGCTACGCCGTGTTTGCGCTCTGACTTGAACTCGCGCATACCAGGCACGCTGTTGAGTGTCACGATGTTGTTGACTGCACCCGTCACTTTTGTGATGTCGTACAAAATACCCAACAGAGGGTCTTTGTATTCTTTTTTAGTCGTCTTGTATACCGTTTTAATGGCGGTATCAAGCTTTTGTAGCATTGCTCTTAAATCCATTTCATATTCCTTTCTTAGCTCAGGCGAACGCCTACAGTTTTATTGTCAATAACTTCAACAATCTGTCCGATTGCCGGTGCGGTGCCACTGACGGTTGTTGTTACTTTGTCGGGTGTAGCGATGGCAACAGCCTTGCCTAAATCAGCAGCCGCTACTGCGTCGATTGCCAGCTGGAACACTCCAGTTCGATAAACTCGCACCTCATTCTTGATTAGTCCGCCAGTGCTCTCCATGGCGACACCTAAGAATGGCTTTACTCCAGCTTCTGCCGCCTTAGCGTTACCGCTAGCGTCAACAGTAACTAGTTGTCCGCGATTGATCACGTTGCTACCAAATGGAGCCGAAATCAAATCGCCGTCTTGTCGTAGAAATGTCATTATTGATTCTCCTTCTCACGCTTTACTTCTTTATAATCTTCTTCATTCAGTCCGAACCGCTCGATGTCTGCTTTATCGGAGTCGTCCAGCTGAACTTCATTACCATTTCCATTACCGCCTTCACCGCCATCTTCGCTCAATAGCCGCATTGCCGGCATTGCCGCAAAGAGTTCCGATAATAGCACATCAACAGATTTGGTTTTCTTGTCAGATAACTGCACCTTGGTGTCTTTGGCGGCGCAGAGTGCCAAATAGCTCTCTTTTTGAGCTGGAACGAGCTTCCCCTCAGAAAGCAGCTTCTCATATTCAGCCTCAGCCTGCTTCTCTGATAGCTCACGCTTTTGCTTTGCTAACTCAGCCTTTTCCCGAGCCAACTCAGCCTTTTCAGCTTCAAGTGCTTCCTGTTCGTCAGACAAATCTTTCTTATCAGATAGGTTATCCCCTCCAGACTTGTCCTCGTCTTTATCTTCTGGCTCTTTAGCGTCAGCGATTTGCTGCTTTACCACTTCCTCCTGATCTTCAGGAACTTCAACGTCTGCACCAGCGGCGACGGTTGCAGTCTTCTCCTCACCGTCTTCCTGCCACTTCACCTCGACGTCAAAATCACGGTCGTTAGTTACTTTTACCTTATTCATCCCATTCTCCTCTCTCTTGTTATTAGATGAATCACTAAGCACAATGGCTGCCTGCGACATGTCAGACAGCGCCGGCTCAAAGGCGTGCATACCTTTGAGGTACGGGTCGGTCACTAGCCCCACATGTTGGAGCACCGCACCCTTGAGTGAGCCATCTTTCTTGTCCTTGTATTGCAAATCCATACCCATTGATACATTTGGAATCAAGTTTTTGTCGATTTTATCGGCAACTGCATCGTCGCGAATTTCTATCAAACCGTACAAGCCGTCTTCTCGTGCCTCCAACTCCAGCAACTCGCCAGTATTGAGGCTTGCCAAGCTTGAGCTATCATACGGGTGTCCTAATGGCACCGGCACGTAGTCCAAAACCTTGTCATTGAAGTTTTTTACCAACTGGTCAACTAGATCCTTGTCAATAACCAACTTCGAATTATCCCAATCATTTGGGTCTATCCATTCTCCATACGGGCAAAGCTGTTTCCAATATCGCTTATATTCGCTCTTGCCCTCATCGCTCAGGTGGATGTTGTCTCTTGTCTTTGTCGAAACTGTAAACATATTATTTCTCCCGATACACTCCAAGAGAAATTTGCCCCAAAAGAAAATGCGACAAACTCGCTTGTCGCATATACTAGTCGTATTATATCATACTTGTGGTTAAAGCAAAACTATTTGTTTTTATGTTGCTTTTCCAGCTGTTCGTCTAGGTATTCAGAATCCATCTGCCAAATCTGGTGGAGACGGCGCGCGGTCGGACTCAACTCCTTGCCAGCTTCTCTGTCGGCTTTAGCTTTTGCGATGGCAGCGTCAAGCTTGGCAACCTCCTCTTCAGTGAAATCGTCCTCGTTATTATCGCTCAGATATTTCGTATCGTCTGTCATAACCATTTTTACTATACTAATTCCATTATCTCTTTTTTTGATACTTTTTACAACAAACTTTTTGCCTCTCGACAATAGATATTCGCCCTCATTCAACATTGAGGTAACGCCATTATCTGCCAGCACCTTCTCCACATCCAAATACGGCATATCTTTCGGAGCGGTAAACTCTAAGATGTATTTGTAATTATCTGAGTGCTCGGCAAAATCGGCTGAAACGCTGGCACTGAACGTCGTGGATGCGTAATTAGGGTGATCAAGAATATCGTTCACTTTCAGTTCGTTTTTTAGTCCAATACCACGATACAGTACCACATCTTTCTCCAGCTTAGTCTTCCTAATCGCCTTATCCAACTGCTTAATGTCAGCCTCAGCATACTCGTTCATCGGCTGGCGACCCAATAGCGCCTGATTGATATTTATAAACCCATTGCCCTTGTACGTTTCAACGCTCAACAGCTCCGCTTTGGTGTATTGTGCCATGTATGGGTTCTCTTCAATCAACTGCGGCTTCGGCGTCCTCTGAATCTTCTCAATGTTATGCATCTGCGTGTTGTTCGGCGGGTTTATCTCATCTTCTGGATTGTCGCTTAGTAGTCGCGTAAAGGTTGATCGGCAATTAAAATGCCGCGGTGGAATATACTCAGGGTATGTCTGCCACTCCTTCCACGTCATCACCTTGCCATCCAGCGCGCTACAACCAGGCGACGTTCGTGCATCCAGAATTGCCGAAAACTCCAACACATCGTCATCGTCCCATACTGAATTACGCCCAGAATTGACCGCTTGTGCGATTGCATACGACGCCGTATCTAGCAGCTTTGTTACAAACCACGCCAGAATCAGTTTCAAAATCTCGGCACTGTAGTCGGTCTGCTCATCATCCAGCACCACTCTATCCATAACCAGGCTTTTAGCGTAATTAGTCAGGTCATCCTGCTGCTTCTCGATAATCCAGTTTATGTATTCAACAGCTGCCTTGGTTAAATCATTGCCGTTCTTCGCAGCCGGCTTACCCATTTCATCGCTAGCACTGATTTTTCCAACCTGATACCCCTGCTTAAAGAATGATACCAACGTTCGGCGGTACTCCACTGGAAACACCACTGCGTCAATATCACTCACCAGCTTTGATTTTGCGATCTCCTGGCTGACCTCCTCCGCCACAGTCTCATAAACTGGGCGGATTTGGTCTAAAAAACGTTTTTCTAGCTCCTGCCATCTGGCATCAAGCTTCTTCAGACTCTCGCTCGGTTCATGATTGTGATCATCGCTCATCGTTCGTTGACCAGTCGGCGTGCCGCCAGCCTCTTTCTCCTTGCCGGCATTGCTTTCAGTATTTTCAGCCTGCTCAGTACGCCGCTGCTTAATCTTCTCCACGTCAAAGCCTAGCCGCGTCGCTGTTGCGTCCTCAATCTCGCTCGCCATTGCATCAGACATGCGGTCTTTCTGAATCATCGTCGTAAAGGCGTTAAATATCGCGCCAACCACTTCATTGTCCAGCTTCTCGAATGCGAAAACCGGATAGCGTGGTTCGCTAAAGTTAATATCAATCAAATCAGCGATGATGTATTGGTTAATGTGAGCCGCCAGCTTATTCATGACGGATTCTAGGCTCATACGGAACATCTTTGCTTGCGTATCGCTCAACGCAAAGCTACCAGTCGAGCTCGTCCCCTGCGAGCCCAGCAGCATAAAGTTAGCCAGGAACACTCTTGCCATCTCAGAGTTCTGCCGCTCAATCGATTGGTGCGGATCGCGTCCCTCAGAGTTCAGTACCTCAAGTTCGTAATTTGGCGGCAAAGTCGCCGTTGAATTGACCTTGCCTAAACGACTTAATACATTCAATACTTTCGACATTACTTTGTCATCAGCTTTTGCAAGCGTGTCGCCAGTATTTTTCAATACCTTTGGCTTAATAGCGTCATTTTGCAAAGCAATGCTATCCAGGTATTCCAACTTCCATTTCTTGTCGTAGTTTCGCCAAAGTGCTGTAAATATTGAACGTCCGTAATACTGATCGTATCGTTTGCCTGGTGTGAATAGGAACGTTTTGTAAGCTGGAATATCCACCGTCGAACCGTCTTCTTGCGTTTGCTTAATCCCTTGATAGCCTTCCTTCAAATCGCTCTGAATCTCTACACTCCTCGAATCGCGTAGCGCCAGCTTCTTCAGCTCGTAGCGGTTATTGTTTAGTCGATACACTTTCTCCCACACCTGAAAGCCGTCAACTAGCGCCATCATTGATTGGTCGAGAAACAAATCAAACGGTGTTTCAATACCGCCTTTATAGCTCTCGCTCAGTAAGTTGTTTCGCACGAACTCTGCTTGTATTCTCGCCTCAGTACTCTCGTCGGCAGGTTTAATGTCGTACTCGCTTGCTAAAATCGGCATAGTCAGGATATTGAATAGCGCCTCGACAGTGCCATCGCGCAGCATATCGCGGTAATCGGTGATTTTCCTCGGGCGGTTTAGCTTTATTCTCTCAGCTTCATAGTCTGTAAATACACCAGTACCAGCGCTACCAATCTCGCGTAGTCGGCTGCCTGTATTTTTATCGTTATTCTTACCGCTCAAGTTTACCAGCTTCATAATTTCTCCATATAAAATACGACGCCTTTCGCGCGTCGTATATACTTACCCTGATTATATCATACTTATACTTAATCCGACCATTCATCGTCATCTGGCTCGTCGTAATAATCACCAGCGGTCTGAAAGTCTTTACTTGATACCTGATTCACTCCCTCCACCAACAACAGCCGCACCGCATAAACCACCATGTCCACCATATCATCATGAATGCCCTTCGGAAATTCAATCAACTGCTCGCGTAACGCCTGTCCATTCTGAATGTCTTTCACAATGTATATCCTACCAGCTTCAAAGAATCGGCTCACGGCTAAGAGTCGCCGCACCTTGTCTTTGTCGGGCTTCAAGCCAATGACAGGTAGTCCCGCCAACAAATCCCGAAACACCAGCCCCAGTGCGCCCTCCTCTATACCAATCACCTGCGGCTTGTATATTTCATCAAGCTCTCTAACCGTGTCAGCAGTAACACTCGGCGAGGTTCGTTGGTTGCGTATCGCACGTATGTAGACATTGCCGTCGGTGTACAGATCGGCAACACCCATAGCCGTCGGGTCGGCCGTCTGGCGTTCACTGGCGGCAGGGTCGATTGTCAGCACTCGTGCTAGCCGTGCATGCTTATTTGGTACCTGGCTCGGCTCACACTCTTTAATCCAATCAGGCTTGATGATAGCGTCCTCTTCGCTGAATGGCTTGTGCTGATACTCCTGCGCAAAAGCAATGCTGCCAACGAACTCCTGATCGCTCGGGTCATCTCGCATAGCCCTCAGCTTTTCCAGGCTGCGGTGCTCTGGCCACAAAGCACGCTCTGTGCCGTCCTCCTCCGTGGTGATTGCGTAAAACACCCGCGTTTGCCAGCTCTTAAACACGTCTTGCTGCTTCATCACCTTATTTACGAGGCTGTCAAAATGAAGAATCGTGCCAATAATGACAGCTCGCCCGCCTCTAGCTAATGCTGGTATAGCCGCCTTGGTAAACCAATGGTACAGCTTCTGGCGTTGCTCGGCGCTCTTGATGTTTTCGTCGTTCTCGATGTCGTCAAATATCATCAACGTCGGTCGGGTGTGCCGGTGGCGAATACCACGGATTTTCATACCAGATCCTTTAGCGGCGTATTTAATGCCGTTGCTCAACACAAACTCACCATCTTGCCAGTCGTCACCTTTCATATCGCCGAATAGCCATCTAATTTTCGGATTGTGTTCAAACTCATCTTTCAATGCGTTGATAAACTCGGCCGCTTGCGTATACGTATCGCTGATTATCACCACAAACTCTTCCTGCTCAAAACACCCTGCCCACAGCGGATACGTCATATCCACTGTCGTCGACTTAGCATGACCACGGGGCGCGATAACGCCAACTCGCCGATTTTCCTTGTTGCTGATCAGGTCTAATATCTCTTTATGGAACGGTGGTGTTTCCAAAGGAAAATACGGCCGTGCAATAAACCAGCCGAAAAGGTGGATGTTCTCTCGCCGCTTGAATATCGCCAGCAGATAACGCCGCAGCTTGTCGCGGTCAGTGTTCCAATACTTATCGCAAAGCCGCAGAATATCCGCTCTGGTGAGATTATTCAAAGATGGCCGCTTTGAGCTCGTCGTCATCAATATCGCCTTCCTCTTTCGCTTTTCTCAGCTTCAGGTCTCGCTCGTCTCGCCAGCCGCAGACATTTTTCATAGTAAAGATAGCAAAGCTTGGCGGCGCAGCACCGCTCAAAGCCACGTCGACGATGAACTCGCGTTGCAAATCCTTGGCGGTATCGTAGGCTTCGGCAAATTCTGGATGTTCAGCACACCAGTTTTTCAGTGTATTGCGGTGAACGCCAATCTTACGTGCAAAACCTTCAAACCACGGAAAACGTTGCGGCAGGCGGCGCGAGACGTATTTGCCGCCCTCGGTGCCGGTTATTTCCTGCTCTCTAATAATTTCCAGCGGCTCGATTGAAAAATAGTCAATGAGCTGCTGGCAATACTCTGGCTTATATTTCGTCGGCTGTCCTGGCTCTGGCTGTTCAGGCTGTTTTGATGGCTTGACAGGCGGCTTTTTTGGTTTGTCCTTAACAATCCCTCGCAACTGCTGCTTTGGGGATTTGCGGCTAGACTGCTTGCTGCTTCGCCTGTTCCTGCGCATCATTTTTCTGGTTGCCATGATAATTTCTCCAAATAAAAAAGCGGCTCTTTCGATCCGCAATTCCTAGGGCTATTATAACATAAAAGAGGCGGCACATAATTCGCCGCCGCCTCAGTCAACCTTTTAGGCGCACACATATTATTGACGTTTACGCCCATTATGCTTTAGCTAGCTTGATTTATCCACGTCATGAACTAAAGTCAGCTCATAAGATTTTCTAGTAAAATACTGAATAGTATTGCCGACGATGAGTTGCGGATCGTATTTAACCACGAACACACCATTTTTATATCCAACAACTACGCCCACTACTACTCTGCCGTCTTTATCAATATTTCGAGCGAACGCCACTCTGTCGCCGATTTTTATTGTGCATTTCGACGCCAATATGTCTCGCTCTCGCTTACGTACGTCAGCCGCCTCCTTAATATTTCTAACTAGCCCCATTTCAAGCCTCCCTATTACCTTTACTTATATTGCAACTTCTATGTGCCAGCTGGCAATTCTCGATTGTTGTCAAACCACCCTTACTAATCGGGATAATATGATCAATCGTACAATCTTTCATTGTCTCAATCGGCTTGTCGCAGAGTGAACATATTGCTCCATTCTTGTTTATCAGCTGTTTACGGATAAACTGCGTAGTGCGAGTTTCTTTCAATCTGTAAACTCTAGGTGTCGGCGTTTTGTAGTTGCGTCCTTTGATCTTACGCTTCATCAGACACACTCCTCGATAAACGCAATCGCCTGCTCAGCTCCATTGCAAAGGAGGTAATCATAGATATCTCCCGTCGCTATAATGTTTCCCGCTCTTTAGATATCCCGCGATCTTACCTATGACTTCTTCTAGACTATTGTCATTAGCTTGCACAAAATCTGTATAAATATCGTTATCGTCATCCGTCATAGAAAACCTAGCCCAGTATTTAATTTCTCCATCGAGTGTAATGTCCCATGAGATAGCGAATTCAGGCATATTATAATTTCTATCTTTAATATATTCTTCTATGTATGTTAAGTCTTTCACTTCTTCTCCACCTCTCTAATTTCTTTAATAAAGCGCTCAGTCAGCTCTCCGGTGTCTTTGTAGCAGAGTATTCTATCAAACGGCTGAGCATCAGCGTATTTATCTAGAAACTCGTTTAGTTTTTTAGCGTCTTTGTTAAGCAAGTGTCCGCACAGTCTATCAATTGGTGCTGCTTCAACAAGCGTACTGTCAAAAATAAAGATATTCATCTGAACATCGTCCGCAACTGGTCGGCGGCAAATCCAAATAAATTTCATTTCTCCTCCAATAGATCAGGGTTTTCGTGGATATTACCAACGACTTTTGATTCATACCCATTAGCGCGATTTAACTGTAGACCGCCGCCTAGCGAACGACGCCGATATACGAATTGAGCCAAGGATCGGTGCCAAGCTACTCGCCAAACTCTACCGAAACTGTAGCGGACAATACTGCCGTCATAAATTTTTTCACCACATTTATCGACTGAATCTATATATTGCTCAATCACTAGCCGTCCCTCAATCGGAATCGGCTCATTCTCGCCCTCAAGTCTAGCTGAAATGAGTTTGTCACCTTGCCAATGCAGGGACACTACTTTTCGCATTCTTTTTTCTAGGCTATCCCAGGCTCTGAATTTTATTTCACGCATTAGATTTCCCTCCATCAGGTAACAGGTGAGCTAGTCGTTTTATTGTCTCATTCATAATTTTATTTTTGAATTTGCGGCAGCTAGATTCATGACTTCCAGTTGCCAGATTTCCACATTTACAGAATATAATATGAGCGTCGGACAGCTCTTGCTCTACCTTTGCACGAGTTTTTATCCACTCACGCAAGTGGTTTTCCTGTAAGTAGTCTATCTTTTCTAGTTTTTTCATTTAATCTCCTTTCCCTATGTCCACAAAATTAGTGGTTTAGTTGACATTATCTTAACTACCCCTTAAGATAATCTTCTTGCCGTCTTTTAACCTAAAACCGCTTCTAGTGGTGCTATTGTCAGATTCCAAGCACTTTTGTCTGAATAAATAATCAAACACCCTGCCCAAAACTAGAGCATAGCAACCATCATTACACAATAGCTGCTCTCTTACGTACTGTTGTGGGTCTTGGCTGTACAACGCATTGGGCTTTAAATTCCATACGCTACTGCCAATCGCCTCCTCGGCATCCTGCTGAACTTCAGCTAGTGCATCTGCAAGGTCGTCCACGTTGTCTATATTTACTTCAAAATCACCACCATCGTTGTAAGTACCAGTGTGTCGGTATTTACGGGCTAGTTTGCTAAGAGGACCGACCGAAAAATCTGCGTAGCCGTTTGATATATACATCTCTCCCCCGCCGTCTGCCTGTATTGTTATACTGAATCCCATATCCTCTCCTGTGTACACGAAATCGTGTAGTTTAGTCATGTCCTTATGTTGAATATATGTAAAGTACATACATGTTGTTTACATGTTCTATTAGCGTTTATTTGCTAAATAGCGCAAGAATACTTTTGTAATATTACGCGTAATTTTGTCTAACTTCTTATGAGATACGTCGTAAAATGCACCAAACAGAATCCTGT